TTTCGTCAGGTTGTGGTCTATTGACAATTTCAACTGCTATATGTTCGTTAGTTGGTGTGTGTTTTTTTTTTGTCAGGCAGAAGACGGCATACGAGATAGGAGGCCGTCTCTTGGGCTCGGAGATGTGTAAAAGAGCCAGCCCTTGGCGAGCCTGGGCACGTTCGGTGTGTCGAGAGTCCACCCGCCGATGTCGCCAAACGGCGTGGACACCTTCGGAAGTGAGAGGCTAAGCCCGTTCCACTTGTCGATGATCCAGTTGATGGCGCCCTTGAAGGCGTTGGAGAACCCGTCCCACATGCCAGTGGTGGCGCCGGCGATGGCGCCACCGATGCCCGTGATCCAGGACCAGATGACGGACCAGATCCACTGGATGCCGACCCAGGCAGCCTGGAGGCCGCCCACAAGCCCATCCCAGACACCTCCGAACGCCCCACGGATGAGGCCGACGAACCACACGACCACGTTCCAGATAGCCGTCCAGATGATCCGAAAGAAGTTGCCAAGGCTCGTGAGAGCCCCCTGGAGGATCTGCACGACGCCCCAGAACGTCCCGACGATCCACCCCCAGAAAGCGGAGGCGATGTCCTTGACCGAGTTCCAGAGGGCTTCCCAGTTCAGCGTGAACAGGGCCGCGAAGAACTTGACCACCCCGACAACCACCTCGAAGGTAGAGGTGATGATGACCCGGATGGACTCGAAGGTCCCCATGAAGAAGTCGATGATCCCCCAACTGTCGAGCCAAGCATAGATCTGATCCAGACCGGCCTTGAACGCAGAGCCGATCTCCGACAGGCCGCGCTGGAACGCACCATCGGACATGGCCTCGGTGAACCCCTGCCAGTTGCCCTTGAAGGTGTCAACTCCAACACCGAAGTCGTACATGCGGCGCTGGAACCAACCGAGCTGATCGTAGTTCTTCTTCGTGATCCTCGTGTTCTCGTCAACGCCCTTCGAGAAGGCGTCGATGCCCTCCTTCATGCCGTCGCCGGTCAGGATGTCCTTGATCTTCTCGATGAGATCGTGGAACGGCTCCCAGTTCTTGTAGAGGTAGATCCCGATGGCAATGAGCACCACGAACGCCGCCAGGACCGGGTGATTTGCCAGAACGGAGAACACCTTGGCGAGATTGCCGAGCGTCCGGACCAGAGGCCCAAGAAGCATGGCGGAGATCATCGCGTATCCAACCCACTTACGCTGATTCTCGTCCAGGTCGGAGAACCAGTCGGACAGCTCGCTGAGCTTGTCGGAGAGATCCTTGACCAGAGGCAGGAAGGACTCTCCGAGTTCGATGCCGGCGGTCTTGAGGTTCGCCAGCGCCTTGTTCATCTTGAACTTGGTCGTGTTGCTGGCCTTCTTGAAGGCGTTGTCCAGCTCTCCGGTGGACGAACCCATCTCCTTGAAGATCCCGTCAACCGAGGCAGCGCCCTCCTGGGAGGTCAGCATGAGGGCAGCGTTCAGGCCACGGACGTTCGGGAACAGCTTGCCGAACACCTCCACGTTCCCGCCCGTGATCTCCCGCATCCGGCGCAGCGCCGGCAGCAGACCCTTCTCCGCTGCGATCTGGCGGATTTCCTCCATCGACGTGCCGGCTTCGGCCAGGATCTTCGCCCCAGCCTTGGTCGGCTTCTCCAGGGCGATCATGGCCTGGCGGATGCCGGTGGCGGCCTCGGAGGTGGAGAGGCCCTGATTGGTCACAGCGGCCAGGGCGGCAGCAACGTCCCGGAACGGGATCTTGAGCTGATTGGCAACGGGCGTGATGCGGCCGACCACACGCGCGTACTCGTCGGCCTCGCCCTTACCGAGCTTGACCGCTTCGGTGAGGATGTCGGCCGCCTCCGCGGCAGTGATGTTGGCATAGCCGTAGACGTTCAGGACCGAGGACAGGCCATCGGCCACCACCTGGACGTTGCCGAGCCCGGCCGAGGACGCCTTGGCCGAGATGGTGAGCACGTCCATCGCCTTGGCAGTCGGCACACCGGACGAGGCCAGGAAGTAGAGAGCGTCCGCCAGATCCTTCGGGCTCTGGGCGACCTTCGGGCCAAGCTCCAGGATCTTCCTCTGCCACTTGACGACGGTCTCGTGGCTCACGCCCGCGAGGCGCTCCATCTTCGAGAGGGATTCCTCGAAGTCAATCGCCATCTTGATCGACGCCCCGCCGGCGATGGCGAGCGGCAGCGTGAGCTTCTGGGCAGCAAAGCCGACGGCCTGCATCTTCGAGCCTGCGGCATACATCCGCGTGCCGAGGGTCGAAGCGTGCCGTGCCGTCCCAGCGAGCCCGGCGTCAGCGGCCTTGAGGCCAGCGAGCAGAGGTCCGGTGTTGCTGTAGAAGGTGAAGGTGATGCCGCGGTTCATCGGTTACCCCCTGAACCCAACGATGGTCTCGGCCACCTTGCGGGCAACGGCGTCGAGAGCGGCGTAGATCTCGGGCCGCTTCTCCTTCACGGTCGGGAACAGGGAACGGCCTCCCTGGACGATCTCCCGGTGCGTGTTGCCGATCGGGCTCTTGGTCCAGCCGCCGAACTCCCACCATCCGGCGTAGGGCACGTTCCTCCCGCCGATGGTCACCTTGATCTGGGTCGGGGTCCCCTTGCCCTTGACGGACCGCTCCAGGCGGCCAGTCCGGTCGTCGGAGACCATCTGCTCGGCCATGAGCGTCTTGGTCTCACGCTCGATCATCCCGGCGACTTCCTTGTGGACGGCGGCCACCTCGGCCTGGAGTTCCCCCGCAGCGCGGATGAGGGCGGCTCTCGCCGCCTCATCACCACTCACCTGGATGTGGAATCCACCCGTCCGGGCCACCTTCTGTCCTGCCTCAGCTCCCCAGCTCTCGGCGGAGCCTCTCACGAGTCTCCAGTTCTTCGTTGTCTGCGGACCTCTCTGAGAGGTACCGGACCATTTCCTCTGTGATCTCGTCCCAGGAGTCCGGCTCAGAAGGGACCATGTGCATCGGAGCGATCTGCAACTCGACGCACATGACCGCTGTCAGGCGGACTGCTGACCCGGATACGGAGGGGGGACCTCGGACACCTCCTTGGTCGCATCGGGGATCTCCACGTCCTCCACGCGGTCGATGAAGTCGTCGTCATACGGGACGTCCATCCCGATGACCCCGGACTTGCGGAGCCCCCTCCACAGGAGGAAGCAGATCCACTCCAGCTTGGCCGCCATCTGGAGCACCGGATTGCCCTCGGCGTCGAGCACAGGCCGCCCGAACTCGTCCATCTTCTGCTCGGGCTCCAGCGCACTCGCCGGCACACCGAACTGGCGCTCGAAGGCCACGAGGTCCGAGAGCTTCGGCTCCCGTGTCTCGTACCACTGGCCGTCATCGAGCTGGACCTTGAAGGCCACGTCTGCCATGTCTCTGTCTCCCTTGCTTTGCGTCAGTACGACGCGACGGTGTTCACGAGGGTGAGGTTGAACGCCTCACCACCGCCGGCCGGGACGGCACAGTCACCCTCCAGGGTGACCTCCACCGGGCCTCCCGACGCCTTGGTGTCGGGGAACGAGGTCAGGAACTTCACATTGAGACCGTTGAAGGTCAGTGTGTTCGTTCCATCGGTGAACGAGCAGACCACGGTCCCGTACTTGGGGAGGGCCTGGACGGAGCTGCCCGAGGTCGATCCGGTGACCACCTTGCGGAACAGCGTGGTATCGGCCGGGACGATGGTCAGCGACACGGAGACCTTGACCATCTCCGGGAACACATCCTTGGGGGTCGGGCTGTCGGAGCCGAACACGGCGTTGACGCCGTTGGCAACCTTGATCGAGCCGCCCTTGATGATGGCATTCGCCCCATCGACCGTGAAGGTTCCGCCGGCGCCCTTGAGGACGCCCGAGGCCGGGCGCTCGTCGGTGGCGGCGCCGTAGGCGGTCGAGCCCTTGAACTCGTACTGGCAGCCGACCAGGGAGGTCTTGACCGTGACGGCCTTGGTCCCCTCCCATGCCAGCTCCAGCTCGTTCATGCGAGCGTCGGACACCTTGAAATACTCGGTGTCCTTGCGAGCGAACACGGTGAGGTACGGCAGGACGTTCGCGTGGGTGAACTTGTGCGTGTACGGACCGGCGCCGGTCACGGTGTCGGAACCAAGGGCCGCCAGGAGCATGAGCCCGAGCGACTTGGGCATCGCCAGCGTGTCGAAGGCCGAACCCGGCGTGGCCTCGCCGCGGTCGTGGCCCTCGGCCAGACGCTGATCCCAGCTCATGTCGAAGGCATCCTCGGACAGCTCCAGGGACGCGACGGCGCCGGACGAGACACCGATCTGGTAGGTGCCGCTGGCGGCAGGGCTCGCCAGAGCGGTCTGCTTGGAGAGGGCGATCTGTGCAATGCGGTCCTGAATCGGCACTGGAACTCCTTGTCGGCTTCCGTCCTAGTGTACCAGGACGCTCGTATCGTCAGACGATGGTGCGGACCTGATAGCGACTCACGATGGAGTCCACTTCTGGCAGGCCCGTGGGGCGGTCGGGGCTCGGCGTCGAGAAGGTGATGAGGGATCCCTCGGTGGCGATCTGCCTGGCCCTCTCGGGGTAGTTGGTCGTCCGGTTCGCGTACCGAGCGAGGATGATGGCCGCACGCTCGATGTCACCCGGAGGGACGTTGAGGAAGTCCGGCGACGGACCATGCTCGTAGGAGATCCTCACGAGGTCGCCCTTGCTCCACCCGGCCTCCCGGAAGAAGCCGAGGGGTTCGGCCTCCGCATCGGCCACGGCCTGTCCGTCGATCGTGACGGCACGAACGGAGGTCGGGTACCACACGCGGTCGATGCGGAGATGCTGGGAGTCCTGGGGCACCCGCACAGTGGAGGTGGCAAACACCTCCACGACCGGGAAGCCCAGCGCCGAAGTCAGCCAGTCCTCAATGGTGTCCGCCAGGCGGAGCATGTTGACGGCGCTCAGGGAGTCGAGTTCGTCGGCCTCCCGGAGCCGCCAGAGCGGCACGAGCCGCTTCTCGGTGACGGAAACAACGTCCGTGGTCGTCCGAGCGGATCCCGACACGGCGTAGCCCCACTGACATGTCAGTGTGCCGAGCACGGAGCGGCCGGGAATCACAGCCTCGTACAGACCGACACCGGCGCTTGATACAGCGCCGACGGTGACGGACGAGCCGTCATGGTCGGTGACGGTGAGTGTCGGGGTTGAGTCTGGAGCGACCAGGGCGCCGGAGTCGTCATCGACTCTGAGGCGGATGGTCGCCTCACGGTGCAGTGGTGCTCTCATCGGACTCCAATCGTCGGGTGGTCCCGGCCGGGCTGGGGGCCGGCCGGGAACTCATCCCGAACGTCAGGCCAGGAAGCCCGTGATCTGCTGGAAGGCGAGGGGCTGGATGGTCGCCGTGCCGCACCGGCTCTCGGCCACGAGGGCCCCCGGGGCCGTGCCGGAAGAGGCCCGGGGCCCCGG